TTATATGGATGAATTTGTATCCAAGAAAAGAGCATTCGGCGAATTAGGACATCCAGAAACACCAACAATTAACCTTGATCGCGTCAGCCATATGATCGTAGATCTACGTGAAAGTGGCGATTGCTGGATCGGTAAAGCAAAGATTTTAGAAACACCAATGGGAAAGATTGCAGAAAACCTTATGAAAGGTGGTGCACAACTTGGCGTTTCTTCACGAGGCATGGGCTCATTAAAGAACATTGATGGTACAAACTATGTTCAGCCCGACTATTATCTTGCCACAGCGGCAGATATTGTAGCTGATCCTTCAGCTCCAGGCGCATTTGTACAAGGCATTATGGAAGGCAAAGAGTGGATTTGGGACAACGGTCTTGTAAAAGAAGTTGAAATCAATGAAATGAAAAAAGCCATTGAGAAAGCAAAGCGCAAGCAGCTTGAAGAGATTCAACTACGTCAGTTTGAAAGCTTCCTTTCAAAACTGTAATTTTATAAATAAACTTATCCAAATAGGAGACAACAATGACAGTTCGCACATTAGCAGAAGCTGCCGCTGAAGTACTGAATAAAACACGCGCAACAGCACCAGCAGAACATATGCACAAAGACATTGAAAAATATGCCAACCAACCAGCTGCCCACATGGTAGATCTTGGTGGCGCAACTCACGAAAATCCACAAGGCACACACGTAGGTATGGCTGCTTCCCATGAACATGGTCAAGCAGAATATCCTGGAGTCAAGCCAGATGCAAGCATGCACGAGCCAATGAAGCATCTTAAGCCACAAGCTAAAGATACAGAAGCTCATCCAGCTTATCATTCACCAGATGAAGAAAATGGTGAACACGTAGATACAGCAGGTCATGAATATACACATCCAACAATTAAGGCTCCTGGTCCTAAGTTAGATGAAAAACATCATATGCATCACCATATGCATACTGAGCATTCAAAAGCATATCATGCTCATATGGAAGCTCATAAGCATCATATGGAAGAAGGCAATATGGAAGAAGCTAAACACCATATGGAAGAAGCACATCGTTGTGCTACAAAGCATTTCGCAGAAACTGGTTATCCAGTTTATGACGAAGAATACATGGGAAAACATCCACATGTAAGCCGTCATATGGAAGAATGCTACGGAAATATGGAAGAATCAGCTGAAATGACTGAAGAAGAAATTGCTGAAGCCCATAAAATGAAAGTAGAAATGATGAAGAAGAAGATGAAAGAAATGAAGGGCATGAAAGAAGACATGGAAGCTCTATTCAGCGGTGAAAATCTTTCTTCAGAATTCCAAGCTAAAGCTGCTGCTATTTTCGAAAGCGCTGTAATTGCTCGTGCAGTAACAGTTGTTGAAGAAATGGAAGCTGAAATTTTAGCATCTGCTGAAGAAACTGTTGAAGAAATCAAAGCAGAATTAGAAGAACAAGTTGATGCATACTTAAACTATATGGTTGAAGAATGGGTTAACGAAAATGCAGTTGCTATTGAATCAGGATTGAAGTCAGAAATTGTTGAAGACTTCATGGCTGGTTTAAAGAACTTATTCGTTGAACATTACATCGACGTTCCAGAAGAAAAAGTTGACGTTCTTGAAGCTATTGCTGAAGAAAACGCAGAACTTGAAGCTAAGTTAAATGAAGCTCTAAACAAGAACATTGAACTTGCTCAAGCTATCGTTGAATCAAGAAAGTCAGAACTTGTAACTTCAGTATGTGAAGGTCTCACCGCCACACAAGCTGAAAAAGTAAAAGCACTCGCAGAGGGTGTAGAGTTCACCACAGAGGGTGAATATGTAAAGAAACTTAGCATCATTCGCGAGAGTTATGTTAAGAGCGAACCAACAAAGGTGAAAACAGCAACGAAGCAAATTCAGTTAGCTGAAGCTTCAGAGCCAGTTGTTGCAGAAGACTTAGCGCCATCTATGGCTGCTTATGTTAATGCAATTTCTCGCACAAAACCAATGTAATTGAACTCTACAACAAAGGAAATTAAAGAAAATGTATTTATCAGAATCAATTCAAAATAAGTGGGCACCAGTATTGGACCACGCTGATATGCCATCTATCAAAGATCCATATCGTCGTGCCGTTACTGCTGTCATCCTAGAAAACCAAGAAAAGGCACTAAAGGAAGAAGCTGGTATTCTTAACGAAACAATTCCACCAAACTCAGCTGGTACAGGCGGTTATGGTGGCGGTGCATATGCTGGTGGTCCAGTAGCTGGTTTCGACCCAATCCTAATCAGCTTGGTTCGTCGTTCACTACCAAACCTAATGGCTTATGACGTTTGCGGCGTTCAGCCAATGACAGGTCCAACAGGTTTGATCTTCGCAATGCGTTCAGTTTATGCTGGTGCAAACTCAAGCTTGAACGTATATACCGAAGCTCTATTTAACGAAGCTAACACTGCATATTCAGGTACTGGTACTTTCACAGCATTCAGTGCTGCTGCAAATGCTAACTTGTCTATCTCTGGTGGTCAGTCAAACAGCTCAATCTTTGGTCTAGCTAACACTGGTTACGGTTTCACCAATGCTCAAGGTGAAGATCTTGGCGGTGCATATACTATGAACCAAATGGGCTTCTCAATCGAAAAAGTAACTGTTACAGCTAACACACGTGGCTTACAAGCAGCTTACACCATCGAATTGGCACAAGACCTTAAAGCAGTTCATGGTCTAGACGCAGAAACAGAATTGGCAAATATTTTGTCAACTGAAATTCTTGCTGAAATCAACCGTGAAGTTGTTCGTACAATCTACGCAACAGCTGTTCCAGGTGCACAATACTCTAACGTTCCAGGTCTATTCAACTTAGCAGTAACTGGTGGCGATACAGCAGGTCGTTGGCAAGTTGAGACATATAAGTCTCTAATTTTCCAAATCGAACGCGAAGCTAACAAAATTGCTAAAGATACCCGTAGAGGGAAGGGCAACATGATCATCTGTTCAACAGATGTGGCATCAGCATTAGCAATGTCAGGTCTTCTAGACTATCAATCAGCTCTAACCAACAACACCAATCTAACCGTTGACGATACAGGCAATACTTTTGCTGGTACTCTATTCGGTCGCGTAAAAGTATATGTTGATCCATATTCTGTCGCTGGTGCTGACTACGTTGTAACTGGATACAAGGGTAATGTAGCATATGACGCTGGTCTATTCTATTGCCCATACGTTCCTCTACAAATGGTACGTGCTATCGATCCTAACACTTATCAACCAAAAATTGGTTTCAAGACACGTTATGGTATCGTAGCAAACCCATTCGCACAAGGTACAACTCAAGGTCTTGGCGCTCTTACGAATAATACCAATGTGTATTATCGCAAGTTTATCGTTGCCAATTTGAAATAGTTGTTAATATAACGATAAATCTCCGATACAGGAGATATAAATAGAGAGTAGAGAAATCTACTCTCCTTTGAGAGGGTAGAGGAAATCTACCCTCTTTTTTTTTATGGTTATGCAAAATGCACAAGATATATTTAATTACTAATAATATTACCAATAAACATTATGTTGGATATACTTCTAACGACGTAGAAGAACGTTTAATCGGTCATCTAAGCGCAGCAAGAACAGGATCTAATTATCTAATACATCAATCTATTAGAAAATATGGTTGGGAAAACTTCTCAATTAAAACTCTTTATGAATCTTGGGACGGAGAACATACTTTAAAAGAAATGGAACCTTATTTCGTAAAGGAATATGAATCGTTCGGTTCAGGTTATAATATGACTCTAGGCGGAGAAGGAACTGGTCCTTGTTCTCCCGAAACAGCAAAGAAAATCAGTTTAGCTAAAAAAGGTGAGAAAAGAACATTAACGCAAAATCTAGCAAATGCTGAACGTGGTAAGCAATATGTCTGGATAACAGATGGCGCTACAAATATTCGCATCCATAAAGATTTTTTAATACCAGAAGGTTTTCATAGAGGAAGAACTCAATCAGGACATAAAAGAATTAATGGTACAAAAAGACCAAAGT